AGAAGTTTATTTAGGTTTAGCATTCACAAGCATCGCTCAAACTATTTTATGTTTAATAGAGAAAATTGTCTCATGGAGTTTGGATTTAAAATCTGGAATAATAAAGCATTTGAATTACAAATTTTTGGTTGGGATTATTAAAATTTACATAGATTACTGACCACTTCCCAAACCGTCACACTAACTCCCATAGGGCACACAGATGCCTTATACTACACACATAGCAAACGAAGATTACTAAATGGAAGTTTTCAGAAAAGAAAACGGATACGAAATCAGACCAGGTGCTAATCTAAGGTTTGCTAATCTTAAGGATGCTAATCTTAAGGATGCTGATCTTAAGGGTGCTAATCTTAAGGGTGCTAATCTTAAGGGTGCTAATCTTGAGGGTGCTAATCTTAAGGGTGCTAATCTTTATGGTGCTGATCTTTATGGTGCTGATCTTAAGGATGCTAATTTTAAGGGTGCTAATCTAAGGTATGTTGATCTAAGGGTTGCTGATCTAAGGTTTGCTAATCTTAAGGATGCTAATCTTGAGGGTGCTGATCTTAGGAATGCTTTCCCTATGTGTGCTAATCTTGAGGGTGCTAATCTTAAGGGTGCTGATCTTTATGGTGCTGATCTTAAGGGAACTATTTTAGAAGGACTTAAACTACGAAAGTCAACGGATATGAATACGATATACTAAAGATTATCCAATTTAATAACTGTCACACCACCTCTTCATAGGGGTGGTTTTTTATTGTATACTACATTCATACGAAACAAAGAACCATGACGGTCAACCTGGAAATCAAAGGTCAACTCGCTAAGTTGCTGGCGACTGAAGACCTGATTATTGAGAATAAGAAAGTTGATACTGCTTCATTCAATGTAGACACTCGTGTCCTGACTCTTCCGATGTGGGAGAAAGCGAGCAATAGTGTTTACGACATGCTGGTGTCTCATGAAGTGGGTCATGCTATCTTTACTCCTAATGAAGACTGGACTGTAAAAGTTCCTCATCAGTTCATTAATGTTGTAGAGGATGCTCGCATTGAGAAACTGATGAAGCGTAAGTATGCTGGTCTTCCTAAGACTTTCTATCGCGGATACAAAGAACTTCAAGATGAAGATTTCTTCTGTATTGGTGATGAAGACATTCATTCAATGAATCTTGCTGACCGTGCAAATTTATTGTTCAAAATTGGTTCTTTCATCGACATTCACATTGAGTGTGGTGAGGAAACGGAAATCATCAATCTGATTGCTGATGCAGAAACTTTTGATGATACTCAACATGCCGCAGAAATTCTTTACAAGTATTGTAAGGAGCAGAAAGAAGAACAGAAGCAAGAGAAAGTTTCTAATGTAGAAACTCCTCAGCAAGAACAAGGTGGTGGAGAAGATGATTCTGAACAGGAAGAGCAACAACAGCAGTCTGAATTAGAAGCACCTCAAAGTAATAGTGGAGGATCTATTCCAGATGTTAAAGGAGATGAAACTGAAGAAGATGGTGAGGAAAAAAATGATGATCTTGAAGTTAAAACTGATAGTTCTTTGAGTGAAAAACTCAAAGATTTGATTAGTAATTCAGTCAGTAATATATACGTCGAATCTCCTGATTTGAATCTTGATACTGTTGTGAATAGTAATAAAGAAGTTCATGATGTAATTAAGGATCATTTTACTTTTTTTGCTGATAATTCTAGTTCAGATCTTTTCGAGTTCGCAGATCGAGAATATTTAAAGTATAAAAAGTCTGCAAATAGTGAGGTAAATTATCTTGTAAAAGAATTTCATTGCAAAAAATCTGCTGATAGTTATTCTCGTGCTACTAGCAGTAAGACTGGAGTTCTGGATTGCTCTAAACTTCACACTTACAAATATAATGAAGACTTGTTTAAAAAAGTAACAATTATTCCTGAAGGTAAGAATCACGGTCTGGTGTTTGTTTTGGACTGGTCTGGTTCAATGGCTAGTGTTCTGATGGATACTTTGAAGCAACTTTATAATCTTATTTGGTTCTGTAAAAAAGTTGATATTCCATTCAAAGTATATGCATTTACTTGCGAATTTAATATTATAACTTATGACGAGAACAATAATGCTAAATTATTGAAATCTCATTATGAACCCAAAGATGGTCTCCTTAATGTATATGATCGATTTTCTTTGATGGAGTTCTTTACTTCTGATGTTTCTGGTAGAGAGATTGAAGAGCAAATGAAGAACATTTGGCGTTGTGCTTATTCAATGTCTAGATGGGTTGCATACTCTACTCCTGGTCGATTGAGTCTTTCTGGAACTCCTTTGAATGAAAGTATTCTTGCACTTCATAAGATTATTCCGCAGTTCAAGAATCAACATAAACTTCAAAAAGTCAATTGTATTATTTTGACTGATGGTGAATCTAATCACCTTGCTTATCATGTTGAAATTTCTCCTTCATATAATTCCAAACCTTACATTGGATGTAATAGGTTGAGTTTGAATTCATATCTTCGTAATCGTAAGACTAGAAAAACTTATAAAATTCCAGCGGAGTGGTGGGGTTTTACTGATGTTTTGATTGAAGATTTGAAGGACGAAATTCCTGAGGTTAACTTTATTGGTATTCGTATTCTTGATGGGAATAGTGGTTCTTTCATTCGTCGTCATTGTGGTAGTTATGGTGATATACATGACAAGGCAATGAAGCAATGGAATAAGGAAAAGTGTGTTTCTATTTCCTCCAGTGCCTATCAAAAATACTTTGGTATTTCTGGTTCTGCACTTTCGTATGAGACTGATTTTTATGTGAGGGATGATGCAACAAAAACTCAAGTCAAGAAAGCTTTTATTAGAAGTTTGAAGTCTAAGAAACTAAATAAGAAGATACTGGGCGAGTTCGTGGAGTTGATTGCCTAATGTTTGAGATTTCGGATAAGTATGAAACTTGTCCTTATTGCGGAAAAAGAGGAAAACCTTGTTCTGAAATAACAAGTTTGGCACGGGCGTATGCCCGTGCTTTTTGTCGTAATAAAAATAATGGTGTTACAGTTGATGATCTGTCCACTATGGTGTCTGAAGACCTAAATCCTGATCTATAATAACTTCAGTTCAAACAAAGAAAGCAATGGCATTGTCTGTTGATTACATCCGTACTTCTCTTCAAGCATTATACGGAGAATCTGTGAGTTCTGGTGACATTCGTGCATGGTGTGCTATGTGTGGTCACAGTTATCAAACAGTTACTAACAGGATTTCTGATTGTAAAGTTGGTCGTGGTAAGTGGAATCTTGAAGTAACCAAAGAAACAGTTGAAGAATTGGAAGTGTCTTACAATGCTCCTGTAGCACTTCCATCTGTGCAACAAAATCTCATTCCTGATAAAGATGATACTTTCGTCAAGTTTGGTAACTTTGGTGATCTTAAAAAAATTATTCAGTCCCGTCTTTTTTATCCAACGTTCATTACGGGTCTTTCGGGTAATGGTAAAACGTTGTCTGTAGAGCAAGCTTGTGCTCAACTTGGACGTGAATTGATTCGTGTAAACATTACTATTGAGACTGATGAAGACGATCTTATTGGTGGTTTCCGTCTTGTCGATGGGGCAACTGTTTGGCATAACGGACCTGTCACTGAAGCACTCCAGAGAGGAGCAATCCTGCTACTCGATGAAGTTGACCTTGCTTCTAACAAAATCCTCTGTCTCCAGTCCATCCTTGAAGGTAAAGGTGTGTTCCTGAAGAAAATTGGTAAGTATGTAAAACCAACAAAAGGTTTCAATGTATTTGCTACTGCGAACACAAAAGGTAAAGGTTCTGAAGATGGTCGTTTTATCGGCACTAATGTTCTCAACGAAGCATTCCTTGAACGATTCCCAGTAACCTTTGAGCAGTCTTATCCAACTCCTGCAACCGAACAGAAAATCCTTGAGGGTATTTCTTTAGATCTTGGAGTAGAAGATCGTGACTTCTGCAAACGTCTTGTAGATTGGGCAGACATCATCCGTAAGACCTTCTATGATGGTGGTATTGATGAAATCATCAGCACCCGTCGTTTGGTTCACATCATCCGTGCTTTCAGCATTTTCAAAGATAAGGCAAAAGCAATTCAAGTTTGTGTAAGTCGTTTTGATGATGAGACCAAGCAATCATTCTTGGAACTTTATGACAAAGTGGATGCTGATTTTGTAATGCCTACTGAAGAGCAACAAAAACAATCTCTTGACTCTCATAACTTTTCCTGATAAAATAACTTATGACTAATTCTTGGACTATGCTTTACGATGAAATTTTAAAAATGGATGAAAACACTAATAGTAACTTGAACTCAACAGAGGGTAATCGGACAACATGGATAGCAGGAACGGACGACCATAACTTTTATTTTAATTCCGATCCTGATGCCATCTATGCATCTTCAACTCCCTGGAAATATAATGAAGAAGAGATCGTAAAAGAACTTCTTGAGTATATCAGGGGAACATACAACAAGCACTATGCTGCTAACGATCAAAATCTCCAAACTTTAGATTTTATTGAAGCAGCACACAATGACGGTGAAGCATGTTGTAGAGATAATATTATGAAATATGTATCTCGATATGACAAGAAAGGAACAGCACGTCTTGACATAATGAAGGTCCTTCACTATGCTGTTCTTCTCATGTATTTCAATGATAAGAACGCAAAACGTGAGACCTACCCTCAATAATAATGAAGATCAAAGAACAAAATATGAAACTGTCTGATAAAACCCTCTCTGTCCTAAAGAACTTTTCTTCTATTAACCAATCTATTTTGTTTAAAGAAGGAAAGTCTCTTCGGACTATTTCTGTGATGAAGAAAATTCTCGCAGAAGCAGAAGTTGAAGAAGATTTTCCAAAGGACTTTGGAATTTATGATCTAAATCAATTCCTACAAAACATTGACCTCCATCAGAATCCTGAACTTGATTTCAAAACTAATGAGTATGTCGTAATTAAAGAAGGTAAGTCTCGCTCAAAGTATTTCTTTGCTGATCCGAATGTGATTGTAACTCCTCCTGAGAAATCAATCACTCTTCCTTCTCAAGATGTTTGCTTTGTTCTTTCCACAGAACAACTTGCAAAAGTCCTTAAAGCAGCAGCAGTTCTCCAATTACCTGATCTTTCTGTTATTGGTAGTGGTGGTCTTGTGAAATTGGTTGCAAGAGATAAAAGAAATGATACATCTAATGATTTCTCTATTGTTGTGGGTGAATCTGATGAAATATTCACTTTCAATTTCAAGGTCGAGAACATGAAGATTCTTCCTGGTTCTTATGAAGTTGTTATTTCCAAGCAACTTCTTTCACGCTTCCAGAGCAAAGATCATAAATTGACTTATTACATTGCACTCGAACCTGATTCTTCTTTTGAATGAAAACATTCACTGTAATGAGAGTTATAGGCAGCATCCTGGTTATTGCTGCTTATTTTGTTGTATTGCATGTTAATTTGACTGCCGGAGTCATTATGAACGTGATTGCAGACACAATCTCAATTCCATTTTTTGTAAAAACAAAATCTTGGGACATTGTAATCATGCTAGGATTTCTCCTAGCAATTAGCTTTAGTAAACTATTATCATGAAAAACTGGAAAGAAATCTACGGCAATCTACCTGACACTGAGAAGGATAAGATTGCCGTTCTTCGTGTGATGGAATGTACTAATGGTATCATTCAGCATTCATTTCGAGACAAAGAAGAATGGGCACTTCCTATTGAAGAAACCCGCAAGGCAATGAAGTTCAGTATGTCTTGTATGAAAAACTTGGCAATTCCTCTGAAGGATGAGACTATTACATTTGAACCTGAGACACAAGAACTTCTTCGTGAAGCACGTAACTATTACATTAGTGGTGTGAAGAATGGAAATGATGAAGACTTTGCAGAGTTCATGAAGATTTCTGAGGCAACTGCTGTTGCTGTTGGTCTTGAAAGAATTATGAATGGTGTAAAGATTTTAAAGGAAAACGTTGACGACATACCTGCTG